TTCCATGTCTTCACTCATTTTTTAGCCTCCTTCTTTTTCTTAGGTGATGGCTTAACTTTAAGTTTAGTTACTGGAATAAACTTCTTTGGTATAGACCAGGGGATTCTCATTTTTTTCTACTCCTTTTGAAAGCAGCTGACATACGCTTAAGATCTAATCTTCCTTTTTTGTCTCCACGCTTAAACTTAATGTGGTTTGATTTGTTTTTGATGTATCGCTGCCATGCTGATAGTTTACGTGTAGTTCCTTTGGTCGCTTTAGCCACTTTCTTAGTCGTAGACTTAACAGCGCTAGTAGTCCGCTTAACATCGCCAATAAGTTCTCGTATTTCATCGAGAGTACCTTCTATCTTGACCAGGTTAATCACCTCAGTTGTCTGAGGCAGTAGACTGTATCGCAATAGCCATCCAATCTTCTTGGGCTAGTTTGACAACTCTTGCACGTACTCTAGCAGTAACGAATAGTTCATCTGTTCCTACCGCGGTTCCGCTAGGCATTGCAGTTAGGTATAGAGTATCATTGACAACCATAAATGCTTCAGATAAAGCAGCTGGGCCAAAGTTATCTGGGTAAAAGTCAGCAGTCTCTGAACCGATGTTGTTAGTTTGATCAATGTTTAAACATCCAGAAGCAATAAGGCTTTGATTGTCAGCTCTAACCAATGAAGTACCAGGGTTTAGATCGCTGAGTTGGAAACTGATAGCACCGTTACCTGCAAGCATTGATTCAAAGTCTTGGCCGTAAGGCGCTCCTCTTTGAACTATGAAGTCAACAGATTCGATTGCTATTGCTTGTCCTGTTGGTACGTTAACGTAAGCACCCAAATCTAATGTTCCTTGTACTGCTGTTCCACTTGCTAGACCTGCCGTCAATGCCACGCTCTCTGTTAGGTAGAAACTACCTGTCTTTGCTTTCGCCATGGAACACTGGTATTCTTGACGGTTATTAAACTAAACGAACATGTTCGCATCTATCCAAGGATTAAATCTTCTTTACTAAAGCACGCCATTGTTACTCTCCCCAGCACACCCACCCTATGCCAAGTAGCCATACCATATATGGCCTCCGGCCTTTTTTCTTTAATACATACATACATTTAATATAAGATTATAAACTGCCAATGTAATATGAGACATAAAACAATAACTCTATGCCCGACTACTTACGAGATTGCACGTAAAATGGATAACTTTAGTGCGTTTGTTAGACAAGAATTGATGAAGAAACAGGCCACGCAATACAAGTCAAAGCCTGATATTGTAGCTAAGTTCCAAGCTTATTGTAATCCGTGCGACTTGAGTTATCTAAACACTGACCCAGATATGATAAAAGGTATGCCATGCAAAGAATGTGGAAAGAAAACTTTCTATTTGGGGTTGGTTGAATGAAAACACCTTGTCAATTTTGTGGAGTAGATCTAAAGTTAGATCTATCAGATGTTTACAGTCAAGAGAATTACAAAAAAATAGTAATTCATGTATGGGCTCATCATCAAGAAGACGGTGTCCCTTTGCGTACTACTCTTAAGCGCGGACCATCTGGTGCAGATGAAAGATGGGAGGAAGAAGAATGAGTTATGGTTTAACAACTGTTCAATGCATGAAGTGCGGAGATAAGAATCGAATGTTTGGTTTCATGCCCATGGCTTTAGTAATATGGCATAGTGATGAAGGTTTAGAATGCTGCGGCCAACAAACTATGATTATTGAACAAGTTCCACAAGAAGAAATAGAAAACTAAACTTGAAAGCCGCCAGGAAACCAAATAGGTTTGAAGCCTATTGACTCTGTACGTTCTCTTTCTATTGCAGAATACTGATCCTTTCCAGCTACTTTACCCTCGTTAATTGCTAGAGCAGCTTGAAACTGTAAGTTTACTACTTCTTCTAGTCCTTCATAGAATAAACCCATAGGTGTGCGCTTAGCCCAAGTAGGTGCATCTGGTCTATTTTCCCAACCGTCGTAAAGTAATTTACCTATGCGACGTAACGTCGGATAGTCTTGATTCATATTTACACCTGATTGGCAAGTTCGTATGATCTCTTAAGTCTCATCATGTACTCAAGTTTAGGTTCTTCTTTGATTGTACCAGGTATAACAATCCTAGATGATGGAATACCTAGACTGTCTCCTACTTCACCTGCTATTGTTCCAGGAATAACTACTTTGGTTACGTACAATTTATCAGCCGCAGTTGGAGATAATGAACCAAATTGTCTAGTTAAGATTGGTTGACATAATCCTAATGCAGGTAAATTAGTATTAATTAAATTTAAATCTAATTGTCCAAACAAAGTAGTTGTCCATTCGTCTTGTGAAACATCAGCTGCACTTGGTTGGATAAACCCTGGCGCAGATGAATAAACAATTTGAGTTAGTAAATCATTAACGTCTGTTGGAATTGATGAAACCAAGTACATTATAGTCTGACCTGATCCACCAAATGCAATATAAGGGCCAGCTTCTTGTGTAAAGGCCGTAACTGGATAGAATGTTTTACGTTCCATAGCATAACCAGATAGATCTATACTACCTTGCCAATACATTACGTTACTAATATTACTCCAACCATTAGCTAATTCAAAGTCATCCCATGCTTCTGGATCTTTAGTAGATACATAACATGAAGGAATCTCTATGCGCAGTATTCTTTCCATGTCTTCACTCATTTTTTAGCCTCCTTCTTTTTCTTAGGTGATGGCTTAACTTTAAGTTTAGTTACTGGAATAAACTTCTTTGGTATAGACCAGGGGATTCTCATTTTTTTCTACTCC